GCAACGTAAAGTTGCAAAAGTCATGCGCGAGTACAAGGCTGGTAAGCTGAAATCGTCTTCTGGCGACAAAGTAACCAGCCAGAAACAGGCAGTAGCAATCGCTATGTCTGAAGCCCAGCGGATGAAGAAATGACTAGGCTAGTTGTCCAGCGTGAATCGCTTGGAACAAGCACTCAGCACTCGTCAGTATCGTTTGTTGATGGTGGCGATCAGCAAGTTCTTGTAAGCTCTGATTTCGGCTTACCAATAACAACAGTATTTGGCTCTCATTTAAATGAAGGTCTACTGTTTAGAACTGGCTACACATACGACTTCTCAAACAAGCTGGCAGATTCAGCCAACTTTGACATTGTGATTGCTTTTGGTTCTGGTATCGAGCCAAGAATTGCGATTGAAGGTTTATGTGTTGGTGATGCAATGGGCTATATGTATGAAGGCACATCCACTACTGGTGGTACTGCTTTGACAGAAATTACTCTTAATCGCAACAGTACAAATGTCAGCAATAGCGCTGCTGTACTGAACCCAACAATCAACAGCCTTGGTACGCTGCTGGGAACATATTTGCTGATTGGTGGTCAGAAAAACAAAGCAAGTGGAGGCGATATTTCTGCCACTCAGTTGATTCTTAAACCACTAACAAACTATTTGTTCCGCATGACAAATGTCAGTGGCTTTGCTCAGGCGGCTGAAATGACTATTACCTGGTACGAATGATGCCTAAATTTACTGGTCAATATACAAAAGCAGGAAGGAAAGTTTGGCTTGATGAAAGCACAAACGAAATGTATTCAGAAAAAACAGCAACGATTCCTGTTACTCGTCTTCCTGATGGGTCGCCTGCTCCTGGAACAAAATGGGTAAACGTTCCAACTGTATTTGATGGCGGTCAAATTGTTGATGATGAAGACTTTTTGACAAAGTTCTATACAGAAAACAAGTTCAAAGACCCATTGACCAACGAACGTTTGAAAATGTTTAACGGTCCAATGGAGGCTGTGAAAGAGGCAAAAAAGCGATCAGACAGTTTGCTTGAAGGTGGGCCATCAAAATGATTGAAGCAAAAGCTGGAAATGTTAAAAATGAAAGCGAATAATGGCTAAAAAACTATCTATTGAGCAAATCCTTCAGCGTCATAAGCTGGCTCAAAATCGTAAAGAGGATTTCCGTAGCCTGTATGAAGATGCAATGGAGTTTGCACTTCCACAGCGTAACCTTTATTCAGGTGACTACGAAGGTAAAACTGGTGGTCGTAAGAAGATGGCACGAGTCTTTGACTCTACGGCTATCAACTCTACCCAACGTTTTGCCAATCGTCTTCAGTCTGGCATCTTCCCACCTCAGCGCAAGTGGTGTCGCTTAGAGCCTGGGTCTGACATTCCCAATGAGCGCCGCAGTGAAGCTCAGCGTGTACTGGATATGTACAACGAGAAGATGTTTGCTGTTCTCAAGCAGTCAAACTTTGACATTGCTATGGGTGAGTTCTTACTGGACTTGTCTGTTGGCACTGCTGTCATGCTGATTCAGCCTGGTGATGCTGTTAGCCCTATTAACTTTATCCCTGTTCCTCAGTACCTTGTGTCTTTTGAAGAAGGTGCAAATGGTCAGGTTGATAACGTCTATCGGCGTATGCGGATCAAGGGTGAGGCGATACCACAAAAGTGGGCTGATGCTGTCATTGATGCAGAGTTGAGCCGTACTATTGAAGAAAAGCCAACTGAAGAAGTTGATCTGATTGAAGCCACGATCTATGACTATGACCGTGGTGACTTCTGCTATCACGTTATCCACGAGAAAAGCAAGTCAGAGTTGGTCTACCGTCGAATGAAGACAAGTCCTTGGGTTGTCAGCCGTTACATGAAAGTAGCAGGTGAAATCTATGGTCGTGGTCCTGTTCTGACTGCACTGCCAGACATCAAGACTCTTAACAAAACACTTGAACTTCTGCTAAAAAATGCTTCTCTGGCAATCACTGGTGTCTATACGGCAGCAGATGATGGTGTGTTGAATCCAAACACTGTCAAGATTGTTCCTGGTGCGATTATTCCAGTTGCACGTAATGGTGGACCACAGGGTGAAGCACTCAAGCCATTGCCTCGTGCTGGTGACTTTAACGTCTCTCAGATCATCATCAACGATCTACGAGCCAACATTAAGCGTACATTGCTTGATGAGTCACTGCCACCAGACAACATGAGCGCACGTTCTGCCACTGAAGTGGTTGAGCGTATGAAAGAACTGGCACAGAACCTTGGCTCTGCCTTTGGACGCTTGATCAATGAGACGATGATTCCGATTGTTTCCAAGATTTTGGAAGTAATGGATGGTGCAGGCATCATTGATTTGCCACTGCGTGTAAATGGTCTGGAAGTGCGTGTAAGCCCCGTATCTCCGCTTGCAATGGCTCAGAACATGGATGAAGTGAATAACATCATGCAGTTCATGCAGATTGCTCAAAGCATGGGTCCAGAGGCTGCTATGGCCATCAAGACAAGTGCTGCTGTTGATTACATTGCTGACAAGCTGGGTGTTCCTGCTGTTGTACGTACAACGCCAGAAGAACGCCAGCAGATGATGCAACAGATGCAACAGATGGCTATGCAAGCCCAACAAGCTCAGGCACAACCTGAGCCACAACCAATGGGTGGTATGTAATGTCTTGGGATGAACTTGAATCTGGTGTCGTACCAATACCAGAAGACCAGAAACAAGTAGATATAAACATTCTTATTGCCAGAACATTTGGCACTGAGGATGGCGTGAAGGTGCTGGCATGGATGAGACAGTTCTATCTGGAACAACCATGCTGGCAACCAGGTGCGGATTCGTCGCTTGGGCAGTGGCGCGAAGGGCAGAACACTGTAATCCGCGATATTGAAGCCCGTATTAGAAAGGCAAAATCCAATGACAGATGAAGCAAATGACAACTCTGGCCTGCTAGATTCAATCTCGGTTGATGACGAGCAGACAACCACGAGCCAAGAGCAATCCATCGAACATAAGCAAGTAGACAAGCAAGAAGAAGACAACACTCCACTAGAGCGTCCTGACTTCTGGCCTGAGAAGTTCTGGAACAAAGAAGCTAATGAGCCTGATCTAGAAGGGATCAGTAAGTCATATTCTGAGCTGGAAAAGCAGTTCAGGGCTGGTAAGCACAAAGCGCCAGCAGACGGTAAATACAGTCTCGATGGCATTGAGAACATCTCTGCTGAAGACCCTGTTGTCCAGTCCTATATGGGTTGGGCAGCTAAGTATGGTCTATCTCAACAAGCATTCAGCGAGTTAGCGAGTGAGATTGCTGGGATGTCTGCTGGAAAAGCAGAGGAAATAAAAGTAAGTATGCAAAAAGAGCGTGAAGCTCTTGGCCCAAATGCAGATGCAATCATTACCAACATGTCCACATGGGCAAAAGGATTGGTTCAAAAGGGCATCTGGGGCAAAGATGACTTTGAGGAATTCAAGGTCTGGGGTGGCACAGCTACTGGCATCAAAGCGTTGATGAAGCTGCGTTCTACCTATGAAGGTCGTGTACCTGTTGAGACATCTGCACCTAGTTCTATGCCCAGTAAAGAAGAACTATTTGCTATGGTTGGCAACCCGCAGTACAAGACAGACCCTGCGTATCGTGCTAAAGTAGAGAAGATGTTTGCCCAGGCGTACCCTGATTGACATCACACTCCTTGAAAAGTGTTAGCCCCTGCTTGACAGGGGCTTTTTTTCGTTTATACTGCAATCGTTGCTGTGATGGGTGACAAAGCTAGGCCGTTTGCACATGCTCTCTGCCTTTTCCTTTGAGAGTTAGAAATCAGAGGAAAGGGCCATCACCAGAGGGCAGTTGCAAGCGGCTTTTTTGTTTCTATTCAGCAACCGTCAGGGCGCGTTAGCAGATGGTTTGTATGGACTGAACCCAAGAAACACGGGGCTTGTTACACCTGCAAGATAACCCCACTAGCCTGTCAGCGAGGGACTAGGGTAGATATACGTCACATGGGTGGGACAAGCGTATATTGGATGAATCGCTGCCTCATGGGTACTCTGGATTGGATTACATTGATAGTCCCTTCGGGAGAGGAGTGGTAGGGCTACCACCCTTGGGGAACTGTTGTCTAAAAAAATAGTTGACACAATTAAAAAACTATGAGATACAATGAAGCTGTGGATAACCCGTAAGGGCCTGCTATGGTAGTGAACTACCCAGTTGCTTGGCTGAAACCAAGAAGCTGAGGCCTGTCAATGGTGACAGATAACCGAGGCGTAGAAACCTTAACTTTCTGGAGAAATCATCATGGCTACTGGTATCGCAACCGCTTTTGTAACGCTGTTTGACGCTGAAGTTAAACAAGCCTATCAAGCTGAATCTATGCTCCGTAACGCAGTCCGTCTGCGTACTGGTGTTGAAGGTTCTACCTACAAATTCCCTAAAATCTCTGCTGGCGCTGCTGTTGCCCGTGGTTCGCTGTCTAGCGATGTGACTGCCTTGGGCATCACCTACGCTCAGGCAACTGCTACGATGAGCGACTGGGTGGCTGCTGAGTACACCGACATCTTCGGTCAGACTAAAGTCAACTTTGACGAACGTGCTGAACTGGTGCAGATCGTTGGTAAGTCGATTGGTCGTCGTTCTGACCAGTTGGTTCTGACTGCTCTTGATGCAGCCTCTACCAGCCTGACTGTTGCTACCAGCGTTGGTGGTGCTGACACGAACCTGAACATGGACAAGTTGCTGGAAGCCAAGCGTCTGCTCGATGCTGGTAACGTTCCCGCTTCTGACCGTTTCTTCGTGATCCATGCCAACAACCTGGCTGGTCTGCTGTCTGAAACCAAAGTGACTTCTAGCGACTATGCTAACGTCAAAGCTCTGGTGCAAGGTCAAGTTGACACGTTCATGGGCTTCAAGTTCATCACGATGGGTGACCTGTCGGAAGGTGGCTTGCCTCTGGCTGCTGGTGTTCGTACCAACTACGCCTTCCACAAGTCGGCTATTGGTCTGGCTGAGAGCCTGGGTCCGAAGACTGAAATCAACTATGTGCCTCAGAAGACTAGCTGGTTGGTTAACTGCATGTACTCTGCTGGCTCTGTTGGCATCGACGGTGCTGGTATCGTTGAAATCGCTTGTACCGAGTAATCGGTAATTAGCCAAGGGATGCCTGCGTTGTGTGGGCATCCCATTTTTTGATGTGAGGTAAATGATGGCTGCTGGCGATTCTGCTTTAACAATATGTTCAGATGCTTTGTTGCTATTGGGTGCTAGACCAATCACATCATTCAATGAGGGTACTGATTCGGCAAATCTGTGTGACCGTATCTACCCTGGTATCAAGAGTTCTACTCTGCAATCTTACAAATGGTCTTTCTCGATGAAGAAAGTCCAACTGGCTCGTACCATCAATACGCCAGTGAATGAATACAAATACGAATATGTACTGCCATCAGATCGTCTGGGAACGATCAACCAGGCATACACATCGTTGAGTCAGGGAGCAAGCAGCTTCGTTGACTGGATTATTCAGGGTGACAAGCTACTTACTGATGCTGAAGTTGTTGTTGTTGACTACCAATACAGCATCACAGAATCCAACATGCCTTCGTACTTTGTGCAGTTGCTCAAGTACATGATGGCTTGGCACTTGTCTGACCCGATTACAGATCAAATCACTAAGACACAATACTGGCAGAACGTTGCTGTTGGTGGTCCTGGTGATAACTTCCGTGGTGGATTCTTCCGCACAGCATCTAACATTGATAGTCAAGGCAATACGACTTCTTCGTTTGAAGACTTCAGTCTGGTTAATGTGAGGTACTGATGACACGAATCGTCTCTATCCAGACTAACTTCTCCTCTGGGGAGATTGATCCACTGCTTCGTGCGCGTGTCGATCTTAGTCAATACTCAAATGGTGCTGAGCGTTTAGAGAATGTTCTTGTTCAACCACAAGGCGGTGTTCGTCGCCGTGGTGGACTACGTTATCTGTACGAGCTTCCAAGTGCTGCAAATCCTGAAGATGGAACCCGCTGCATTGCCTTTGAATTCAATGTTGATGATCGCTACATGTTGGTGTTTGCTAATCAACGCATGTATGTCTTCAGAGACAGAACACTGATTACAAACATCAATGGCAGTGGTAATGACTATCTAGCAGTATCGGCTATCACCAGTAGCATCATGTCTACGATGTGCTGGACACAATCTGCTGATACGCTCATCATCACGCATGAAGACATCAATCCAATCAAGATTGTTCGTGGTGCAACCAATGCTGACTGGACTGTCAGCACCATCACGTTTAACAGCATTCCTCAGTACGCATTCACTCTAAGCACCAGCAATCCTGCGGCAACAATCACGCCATCTGCTGTTTCTGGAAGCATCACACTGACGGCTTCTTCTGGTGTATTTAATTCTGGTTACGTCAATCAGTACATCAATGCTTCTCCACAGGGCAGGGCCAGGGTTGTATCTTATGTAAGCCCAACTCAGATTGAAGTTGTTACAGAGATTCCGTTCTTCAGTTATGACAGTGCGCCTGCTGTTACTGGTACGGCTACTGCTGGTACTGCAAGCAGCATCACATTGGATGCCAGCGCATCAACAACTGATGACGAATACAACAGCTACACAATCACTATCACTGGTGGTACTGGCTCAGGCCAATCCAGGAAGATTAGTGATTACGTTGGTTCGTCAAAGGTAGCCAGCGTAAGCGTTAACTGGACAACAACTCCAGATGCAACTAGCATTTACTCAATTTCTCAGGGTGCTATTCCTGAAGGTAGCTGGGAGTATGAATCTGGCTATGAAGATGTTTGGAGTGTATCGAAGGGTTGGCCTCGCACATGTACCTTCCATGAGAGCCGTCTATATTTTGGTGGTTCTAAGGCAAGGCCATCGACGATGTGGGGTAGCAAGGTAGCGTTGTTCTTTGACTTCAAGCCAGACCAGGCTTATGACGATGACGCTGTTGAAGCAACGCTAGACACCAACAGTCTCAATGTCATCACTGACATGATCTCTGGTCGTGACTTGCAAATCTTCACAACTGGTGGTGAGTTTTACATTCCTCAACAGGGACTAGAGCCAATCACTCCTGCCAACTTCTTTGTTCGTGCTGTTAGCCGTAATGGTTCGCGTACTGGCATTCGTGTACAACAGTTGCAGTCTGGTACTTTGTACGTACAACGTCAGGGCAAAGCACTTAACGAGTTTCAGTACAGCGACACAACTGCTTCTTACATCAGCACAAGTATCAGCCTGTTGTCCAGCCACTTGATCAACAACCCTGTTGAACTGGCTTTGCGTAAGTCAACCAGCACAGAGGAATCTGACACGCTGTTAATGTTGAATGGCGATGGAACCATTGCTGCTTACTCAATACTGCGCCAGCAAAACGTGGTTGCACCAAGCAGGTTCACAACACAAGGCTTGTTTAAAGACGTTGGCGTAGACATTGAAGATATTTATGTCGTGGTCATGCGTGATTGCGATGGCACAGACAGGTACTTCGTAGAGTCTTTTGACGTTAACTACTTCACTGATTGTGCGTTCCAGGGTGGTGCTGCATCAAGTGCAACTGGATTGCCACATGATGGTGAGACACTGAAAGTCATTGTTGATGGCAATGTACAGGCTGATGGTCTTGTTACTGGTG